TGCAAAATTTCTTTACAGTAGCCCTGCCCCTTCTGGCAACGGTTACAACCAACGCGGCATCACTGCCATTCATCAACTACAAGATGCAAGGTCCGCCTCCTCCAGTTCCTGGACAAGCACCTTTCTCCATCATTAAAGAATTTGACCTTGTAGATGAAAAGAAGACAGCAATCCGAGAGGTTGCATTACCAAAGCCAAAAGAGAAAAGGCTAATTTGTAAAGGGTGTAATGAACATGAAAATGCTACCCTGGCATTCTTCCAGGAGCGTGGTATTAAAGACAGAAACGCCCTTGCTACCATCATGGGTAATATTCGTCAGGAATCAACTTTTGTTCCTAACATTTGTGAAGGTGGTAGTAGAACCAGTTGGAGTAACTGCAACGGCGGTTACGGACTGATTCAATGGACATCTGCCAACCGTTATTATGGATTGGGTGATTTTGCTAAGAAGTATGGTGGTTCTCCATCATCACTTCATACGCAACTTCGTTATCTAACGACTGAAGTTCAATGGCAACGAATTCAAGATAGGATGAAAACTCCTGGCAAATCTATCGATCGTTACATGGACTATGCGTATAGTTGGATTGGATGGGGGCATCATGGTGCTCGCACTTCGTATGCTCATGATTATGCTTCCAGACTGATCACGGTAGAGGTTTGATACAATAGAATAATAAATAGAGGGGAGTGGTTGCTACTCCTCTTTTTTTATGTTCAATTTTAACTTCGGAAAGAAGAAACCAGATAAGAAGCAGATAATCACTATAAGTCTCATACTCAGTGGTATTGTAGCAACCCTCTCCCAATGCACAGGGATCTCTCAGAACACTCTGTGGGACCTTCTAGACGAGGCTCAGAGGACTCTGTTCCCTCAGACCGTAATCAACGATATCCTCCTCCAAGACCCAGGAATCGTAGAGAGAAGAGTCCAGAGAGATGTAGACAGAGCCATCAGAGAATATGAGGACTTGACAAGGGACACAGATCCACCTAGAATACCTTTGTCCCGGTTCATAGAGAAAGCTCCAGATGAAGCTTTATGTTACTCTGAAGAGTGTAAGAAGCTTGGAGGAGAAATGAGAATCTGTTCTCCATGGGTTGACACCTGTAGAGAGGAGTGATATACTTAAAACATGATGACTCAATAGCTCAGATGGATAGAGCAACTGCCTTCTAAGCAGTCGGTCGTAGGTTCGAGTCCTACTTGAGTCGTTGACAATTATACTCAACTACTCTATAATTGTCTTATGCGGAATTAGTTCAGTGGTAGAACGTCAGCCTTCCAAGCTGAATGTCAGGGGTTCGAATCCCCTATTCCGCTCTGAACCTTTGGGTTCTATAAATAATGGTAGAACAATAAAACTTCTACCATATGCCAAAAGAAACTAGAACTTATGCTGATCGTAGAGAAGCAAACAAATCAAGCGTTATTAAACGACGCAAGCAAAACAAACTTCTTTTGGTAGAATATAAAGGTGGTAAGTGTGAAAGATGTGGATACGATAAGTGCATCTCTGCCTTAGAGTTTCATCATCTAGATCCCACTACTAAGGAATCTAAAAACCTTGGAACCACAGCTGCCATCAAAAAACAAAAGGCAGAAGCAGATAAATGTATTCTTGTGTGTGCTAACTGCCATCGAGAAATACATTACGAACAACACAATGGGGTGTAGCACAACGGCAGTGCGTCGAGCTGTTAACTCGTAGGTTACTGGTTCGAATCCAGTCACCCCAGTTGGAAGTGATCCTGCGATAACCTCAAGAGCACTCCTTCCAACTAAAACCTAGAATATTTCTAGGTCAGGGGGATGGCCTCCCCTGTTTCGGGAGATTAACTCAGCGGTAGAGTGGCTGCTTTACACGCAGTAAGTCCACAGTTCGAATCTGTGATTTCCCATGAATACATCAAAGATATGACTGATATTCCTATATACGACACTAAAGGAAATCAAATAAATTCAATATCCATTTCAGATTCTTTAGATTATGTTGATGGTAGAGTAAGTAAGGGAGAAAAGTTTTATTACAAAGGATTAGGTGTTCCTTATATTACTCACTATTCTCATGTAGAAAAATCAGATACTGATTATAATATTATAAGTGAATCTGGTATCTTCTATTTGGGAAATCTTGTAGAAAAAACATCATATAAAAATAAGACAGGAATATTTCAAGAGAGATATCAACCACACTTTACTGATTGGATCGGAGCTTGTGGAATCAAAGAACTCAACATTCTCGAAAATCTTTATGATGAAGATAAGTTTGAAATGAATGGAATTGAAGTCTTTGGTTATGAGGTAATAGATGAGAGTGAGAATCAATACTATTTGAAAGTTGATTACCCAGAAGGAAGAGTTTCTTATCTTGATAATCCAAACTCAAATAAACTGAGAAAACTATTGGATTATATGATTCAAAATGATTGGAACTTTCCTTGGGATAAAGATTCAATTACAGATATTTCTGTTGAATCAAAAGTCACTGATGTAGCTGATGTATTCAGATCAAATGATATTATTCATAAGATAGGAACAGTGTATTCTGTTCTTTATAGTTTGTATAATTCAAGTCAATCTGATTATATTGACTTTTGCAATGAAAATAATATGGTTCACCAAAACCGAATGAGTTTTGTATTCAACTCTTTGTACATTCTTCATTCAAATGGTATAGATATTCTTCCACTGTATAAACAAACTCCTATAGAAACTTATAAGAATATTGTTTTAAACTACTTGGTAGTTGGAAAAAATTGTGGATTCTGTGGAGTGGGTAGTTGCAAAGGTAGAAAAGATTCAAACCAATATCTTGGAGATGAGATTCGAGAAGAATATATAAAGAGATCAACATTAGACTTAAACATATAAATATTTCAAAAAGATAATGGAAGAGTTATATCAAACATTACATAAAGCACAAACAAGTCTTTTCTGTTTAATGCAGAAGACTTGGGTGTATCATTGGAATGTAGTTGGTTCTGATTTCTTTGAACTTCATGAAGCATTTGGTGAACAATACACTACAATGCAAACTGAACTAGATAGATTAACTGAGCACATGAGATATCTTCGTATGAAGGCTATCGCACCAATCAGTAGAGTTGTTGAAACCTGTGAGATTCCAGAAGCTTCGGCAAACCCAACTGACAAGTCGATGGTTTCTCAGTTGTTTTCTGACAATAAAAAGATGATTGAACTTCTGACTTCAGTTGTAGAAGAATCGGAAAAGACAAAGCAATATACCACTTCAAATATTGCTCAAGATTTAATTGAAACTCACGGTAAATTTGTTTGGATGTTAAGGTCGTATTTAAAGGAATGAAAAATGATTTCTATAAGATGCAAAGATTGCAATAGAGAAATAACAGGCCACGAAACTAAAACAATTACTTGTGGTTGTCCTAATATGGCAACCATCCGTGGAGATAAGATTTCAGCACTTGACTTATCCCGTGTTGTTATGTTAAACTCATTAAAGGAAACACAAAAAACCAATGTGTTATCCTCTCAAGATCTTGCTTTCCAGGAATCAAGAAGACAACGCAAAGTTCGTAGGTTAGACTTCGAAATAAGATGATTTTTTTCAATAAGAAAAGATTCGATCATAATATAGAAGTTCATTATAATGTTCTTTCGGAAAAAGAAAGAAAAAATATTTTGAAAATTTCTAATTCTAAACTATACAAAATTTCTGAAGATCATCCCGGACTTCAAACCGATTCAGATTTCCATCATTATATAGATCAAAATACTTTAAACAAATTTTTTAAAAAGGTTAAAAATAAAAATATATATAAATGTTGGGTTAATTATACAGACTTTACCATGAAGTATGAGGCTTTTCATAATCACGAAAATTCTAAAAATACTTGCGTTTATATGATTGAAAACCCAGAAAAAAAAGGAACAATTTTTAATATCAATGAAAAAATCTATCAAATAGATTTACCAACAAATTCTATGATTATTTTTCCTACACATTTAATGCATACAGTTCCTTACAATATAACAAAACCAAGATATTCTCTTGCTATTAATTTTATTTAATCTATTGGAAAGGTGGTCGAGTGGTTTAAGGCTCTAGTCTTGAAAACTAGCGAAGTGAAAGCTTCCGTGGGTTCGAATCCCACCCTTTCCGTTATAATTGATACCAAATTAATAATTTATTTCGTTTTCTGTATCCTAGTGTTACAGAACTCTGACATTTGATTGACGTTGAAACACCTGTGATTAGTATATAATAGTAATACGCATCACAGAAATGGACCAACATACTTACGAGAATTGGGTCCGTATCAAAGAAACTTTCGAGTCTTCTGGTAATACTGATAATATGTTCTATAAAAGATCAGTAGAAATAGTAAAGACCAGAAGAGATCCCCTTGCTAAATTTCTTGGTGATGAAAAATGATGGAACCACAGGATGAATTTATTACAAGAACTGAAGTGCAGGAGATGATTGATGATGCCATACGAAGACACAATCGTAATGCTTCGATTATTTCAATGTGTGTTGGTTGGGTTGTTCTTGCTCTTTTTGCTGAAGGTCTTCTTCGACTCATTGGAGTAATACCACCCATATTTCCTTGGTTGAATATCACTTTAGTTCAATGACAACGACTGATTGGCTCATATTCATTGAGTTCTTTTCCCACATGTTGTACTTGTTTATTTCTTTTATGTGTGGGATAATTATCGGATATATTGTTGGTTTTAGAAACGGAGGAATGTAATGCTTAAAACACTCTTGTTTTCCACTCTCATCTATGCTATACTGATGTGGTCTTGGATTTGTTCCCAATGATTTTCCACATTGTAGAAACACTGGCATCAAATCAATTCTTTCTCTTTCTATGTGGGATGGGATTGACAGTCGTTCCTTTTGCTGGTATTATGTATATACATAGAAACAAGTAACGGAATGTAGCTCAGTTTGGTAGAGCACTCGCTTTGGGAGCGAGTGGCCGTAGGTTCGAATCCTATCATTCCGACTCATAAAAACACTTTATGAAAATGAAAGAACTGGAAGAGCTTGAATCGTTTACAGTTGAAGAATTTCAATCAGATTTTGATAATCTAATGCAAAGAGTGGAAAATGGTGAATCATTCATTATACGAGATGGGGAGAATAGTGCAGTGATAGTTCCTTATAATGAGACCATAAACTATTCAATAGATCCTGTTGTGGATGAAGAATTGATACACATTCACACAGACCACGAAGAAGGATCATAAAATATATGGAGTGTGCAATATGAATTTTATTGAGGAATGGTTTTTAGAAGATATTACGGTGTGTGATAGGATTTTGGATTTTTATAATACTTCTGAATATTCATTATCTAGAAGATGTCCTGGAGAAACCGATCGTGGAGTAAATTTAGAACATAAAGATTCTATAGATTTATCTATAACTGGATCAAATCTATATGATATTCCGTGTATTGTTGAATATTTCTACCAACTTCAAAATGTTTGTAACAAATATATAGAAAAATATGAATGGTGCAATTCATATTCTCCATGGTCAGTTATAGAAGGTATTAACATACAATACTATCCTCCAGGGGGAGGATTCAAGAAATGGCATACGGAAAGAGGAAGATCAGGGTATCCTATGGCTACACGTCATTTAGTATTTCAAACCTATTTAAATACGGTTGATGATGGTGGAGAAACACAATTTTATTATCAGGATATAAAAATTAAAGCAGAAAAAGGTAAAACAGTGATTTGGCCAGTAGACTGGACTCATACACATAGAGGAATTGTTTCTAAAACACAAGAAAAATATATTTTAACTGGTTGGTTTAACTATGAAGATAATCGATAATTTTTTGAGTGACTATGAATTTAATCTCATATGCGAGCAGACAATTGATAATCATTATTTTCCTTTATTTTTAAAAAAAGATGTAGCATATGAAAATTCAAATGATGGAATATATTTCACTCATAAATTTTTTAATGATGGAAAAGTGACAAGTAATTTTTTTCATATATTAAATCCCATCTTAAACAAAATAAATCCTAAACAAATTTTACGAATACAATTTAATCTATACCCCAAAACCATTCTTATAAAAAGACATGCATATCATATAGATTTTGATTTTCCACACAATGGATTAATATATTACCTCAATTCTAATAATGGAAAAACAATTTTAAAAAATAAAGTGTTTAACAAGAAAATAAAGTCTATACAAAATAGAGCTCTACTTTTTGATCCTTCAAAAAAACATGCGAGTACTACATGTACAAATCAAAGATTTAGGTCAAATATAATATTCAATTATATCTGACTTAATGGTTTATGGGACTGTCGCCTATGGGTTAAGGCCCACTGCTTATAACGGTGTGAACTGAGTTCAAGTCTCAGCAGTCCTACTCGCTCCTTTAGCAATCTGGTGAATGCAGCGAACTCATAATTCGCCTGAGGCGTGTTCGATCCACGCAAGGAGCATAGGACAGATCATCTCCTGTCCATCTTGACTTTCCCAAGTCAAACCCTTATAATACTAAGGTCAACATTCAAAACAATGACTCTCAATTCCAAATTCAAGAAAGACATTCAAACTCTTCGTGGTGCAGC